TATGGAGTGGAGCTGCATCCAAATCTTGGCCCCTTTAATCGGATAGACGGTAAGTTCATGCCCTATTTAAGCTATAATTTCAAGCTCAATCCGAACCCGCTACTCCTACAGTAGCTTGGGAGGTCTTTCAGTGATAATTGGTAAATTTTATCCTATTTATTTTCACATATCACACCATAAGGACCTGCTCCTCTCAACAGGATCACAGGTCCCAACTGATTTAAAGTCTCAGCAGACTATTGTTGCTGTATATTACTTGGGGATGTATTACCAACCCAACTTATGTTCACATATAGCCAAATACCAGCGATAGGTACACCGCTCGACTCATTATACGGATAAGGTGTAAAGGTCTGAGCGACGTACAAAGCGTTGCTATTGACAAAAGCTTCGGAGACAGAAGCATATAAGTAACATACTGAGTTGTACACCGCCATGTACAAGGTGTAACCATCAGTCAAAGTCACATTTTGATTTTGACTTTGGTCACGCTCCCGGATCAACACAGAATTATTCGGCATTGTACCAGCGGAAATAGTCCAACTGCCAGAATTAGTGTTGCTCCAATCTACAGCAATTTTGAATATATCACCGTCTCTAAACCAGCTATTGCTAGTAAACGGCGTAATTGGCTGGTTCCCAGGGCCGCGACTTCCCGCGATTGCACTAAATACAGTCGCATTAGATGTCACGCCCGCTGAGGTCATTACCAATTGCGCCGGGTTATACAGCATGCTGGGATTCGGCAATACACCCGACCTAGGGTTTATTGACATCTCTTGAAAAGTGATGTCATAGTCAACGATCACATAACCAGGCGAGTCAATAGAAGATGTCTTCGAATACAAAAACACCTCCCCTGACGCTTGATAATCAATATCTAAATTCGAACCAGCTGTCAGCGTCTTTAATCCTCCCTTAGGCCTCAAGGCGCAGGTGTGGTTGGTCCACTGCGGACCAATGACTGTCTGCGGCTTGGACATAGCGTAAGGCAGAAACTGACTGCTGGTCCAATTAGGTAATGGGTCACTACGATTGCTATTCACTTGAAACAAGACATCACCTGTGCTACTAGTAGCGCTAGATGTAATGTAATGAAAAGCCATAGCGTTTATCTTAAACTTGTTGTACATTTGAGCGAAATTTCTAAGAACGCTCGAAGCCAAACAAGCCGGCGTCAATGGGAGCCCACCCACCAGACACCAATTGGAAATAGTGCCACTGTTGTAGGCTGTGAAAGCAAAATCACGTCCTACGACTCGCACTATATCCTGGCCTGACTGGACAACTACTGGTTTACTACCTCTCAAGGAATTCCCAATCGCCACAGGCGCCGTTGATATGCTAGCCACAGGACCCATAGTTCCTCGCGGCTGCGCTCTCTTGGCGGCTGCAGCTTTCGGCCTAGCGGTACCACCAGCCTGTTGTTGCTTTTGTTTCTTTGTAACATTCTTCTTCTTCGCCATCTCTTTCTCAATTCTTATTTCGCCGACCATCCACCACCCTAGTAGCGGGGTACCAGTCTTTTACGGCGTTTTCTCTTTTTAAATTTACGTCCCGGCACCTGCACTTCCACAGCCTGCTGGTTGGAATCAAGTTTCATTATGTCGCTGACTGCGCGAGGCTTCTTCTCAGAAGGCAAGCGCTTCATTTGCAGCAACATATCTACCTCTTGATACCTCCTATTAGTAGACTGCAAGTGCGGTAATGGATCTGTTTTATAATATGCAAGAACTTCTTTTTTGTATTTTTCTCCGTTAATCAACTGGTCATGTAAAATATACATATTTTCTACAGCACCTACAATAACACCAAACAGCCCATAGGACGCAACTGAAGTAACCAAATTCGAAGCGGCTTGAGCGGTGTGGTTCCCGTAAACTACTAACTCCTTAGCTAGCCAGGGAAACATACCAATCAATTTATCCGCTTCGGATTTATAGATTAAGTCAGCTGCCGTCCTATGACCCAGATCCTCCCATTTGGCGTACGCAGAATCATGTAGGCGAGACAAAACATCAAGATCATCCAAAGGGACACTACTACCAAAGGCGATACTGGATTGAAATTTTCCATCACTTACGTATGGCCCCGTATAGTTAGTTCCCAATATTTGCTCAGTCATTATTTCGCCTCCTCCTCCATGGTGCTACGCCCTTAAGGCATCAGCCCCCACTAAGCTGATGCCTTCAACACCAGTTTATCTAAGAGTCCATCAAAATTGAGCTGCTCATCACTCAGCTCTATCTCATCGTAGGACTCAAAACCTTTCGTCTTGTGTTGAAGTTGCTGCTTAGTTTTCCAGAAAGTCATCGGGAATAACTCAGGCCCGTAGATCTTCTGAAAATGAGCATACATGTCTTCGAAAAACTTGTACTTATCGTTGACCCAACAATAATTAATCATGGCTGAGCCTAAAGCACTAGCGAGGTCTTCGATTTTGACACGTTTCATTTTCTCTACGTGCTTAGTCCATCGTACTGGTTCATACGTCACAATACCATCCTTCCGGACCTTGAATTTGTTGGAGAAAAACTCCGAGCCGCTAAACTCGGTGTTTACTTTAAATTCTAAAGTAAATCCTAAATCTGCCGCTTGGAGCTTATATTCTTCAACATCAAAGTCGTCTGGGATTTCTTGGAGCGTATCATCTCCTCCAGCTACGAACTTTAATCCCATTATGTATTCATCACTCTTACCCATACGCATACAGATAAGAACATGAACTACAATCTGACCTAATGAATTCGCGAATATCGTTAATAAATATCCGCTAAACATGATGCCGAGGAAAACCGATTTAAACTGGGAGCCGTCTGTACATGTGTAAATTCCTTTGTTACACACCTCATCAACTCCATCGCCTAAATCTTGAACGTATTGGGCAAATTCCTCATCGCTCATACCCACTGGTTTGCGAGCTAACAATTTTATTACCTCGCGAACTATAATGAATATGTAAACAAACATGTGGAAGTCCCAATTCGATTTATCACACTCACCAACTTTCTTACCCCGAAATCTGCGGGCCATCTTTTCACAATGGCCAGCTTTCTGAGGTGAGAAGGCATAGGCTATGGGTGATTCATTCGACATCTCAACAGCTCTCTCTAACATATTACGATAGATCGCCTGATGTTTGACAAGTTTGTGCAAAGGTAAGCCGGTAACGCCGCGGGTCATCTCTAACAAGATTTTCTTCTGCTTGTTAGGTTCCGCTTTCCCGAACCACTTCACTTCGTAGTCCGAGTCCCACTCTCGCAACACTATCTCATGAAAGTTATCATACTTTCTCAAGACATCTGCGTTCGTGGGCGTCCCTTCACGCTGATAAGGCATGCCCGCGCTCTTCTTCGGGTCGATCAGATTAGAATTGATCACATAATTTATGTGATCTTTGGTCTTATAACCAATCGGCGCCAAGAAGGCATTTTGTTCCACCATACTGGCAACAATTTGGACGCAACGATCTATTTCTTTTTGGGTAGGTGGTCTTTTGATACCACGAACGCGGTTAGCATATAACTTGAGATGATTTTTAAGCGACTTGACTTCTCGAGCCGCGGTATTATCAACCCAAGCTTGCTCACCACGCACATAACCCAATTTCTCAATCGTCTCTAGCTTACCTTCGAAATATGCTGCGATCTCTGCATTTTCCGCGGGTACTTTCGAAATATGCACGGGGTTCACAGGAAAATACTCGATGAAGTCTTCATTCTCCTCCTTCACCTCGAGCAACCCTCTTTTCTTGCTACTTTCCTTCAAATCACAGTTTTGTGTATCGCGAAATTCTTGTTCGCTGGGCTTTTGATACGTCACAACCTCGAAGTTGTCAATATCAGCGCATTCATTAGAACGCCGCTGATTTTGCCATTCTTGCACTTCGTATTCATCCATCGGTATCATACGCCCATTAGCAGCCAGCAAATAATGCTGACCATGCTCTTCACGAACCGCCCAATCGCGACCATCGACTTTATAATGCCCATCGCGCTTGAATTCTTTCTCATAACTACCAGGATAGTACTCCGCTGCCTCTTGCACCGGTAGCCTGCATAGTATGGCTTCAATTCTCACGCAAATGTTCACCTTGTCGTGGGCCGCTATATGCATAGCAACTACACTATTCCCACAGAGGATAGGTGAACCAGAAAACCCTTTATTAGTAGAGCACGTGTGAGCTAATTCACTATCACTGAGCTCATGGCGGAGAAGAACTCCGCCACTAGTCATCAACACAGTATTCTGCCACCCATGAGCGCTAACGTTCATGTTATACAGACTGCCGCGTTTAACACTGCTCTTTGAGATACCAAGTTTAGCCCATTCCTCGGTTTGAAGTTTCATTACAAACACATCCAATGTCTCACATTGGAAAATGTTCTTTTCAACGTCAAACTTTTCGTGCGCTATATTCAAAAGATTTCGTGTGTTCAACCTAGCTGCGCCACGACGGGTGTCATAGCCAACTAAGTAAATCTCGGCTGCTATGCTACGTATTTTATTCGCAACATGATCAGCCGTGATCAACATATCTTCATAGCGCCAAAAACACCCAAGTAAGGACAACTCGGAGTTTTCAGCAACCATTATAGCACCAACGTTACGCGGTTTACTGACACTTAATAACGATCCCGGAATGGCCATTTCCGCCACCCTTTCAGGTGACCTATCCTCCATTCCCTCATTAGAAAGCCTGAAAACCACGTGCCCGTCTTTGCTCTCTGCTAGCACAAACTTCTCATCTTTGCTCACTTGCTTATCCTCCTTTATTTCTAAAGGCCTGATAGCATGCAAGCATCCCGACAACATCGAATTCCAAGTCTCAGCCAACAATCGCAGCAAGGGCCGACAAATACATCGCAAAAGCACGTAAACTACCGCCAACACAAAGCTGATGCCTGTCCAGACACCAACTACCATTGGCCACGTTACACGTGCTTTGACATAAGGCCAAACCCAAGCTATAATATTAGCTGAGACTTTCGCGAGAGCCTGGAAAGGCGCACAACACATCAACGACACAATCATCGCATAACAACAAAGATCCTTGCACCAAGAGCTCCACATGTGATCAGCAACGTCCAACACTCGTTCCTTACTAGTAGAAGCGAGGTCTAACCCGTCGTCGATGACATCGTAAGTTATTTGTTGGTAGGGAGTAGCCCTAGCAACAAAAGCACTTACCGCTCTTTGCAAGTCTTCCTTGAAGGATTGCACCGTCCACTCACTATAATAAAGATCCTTTAAACCCCACAGAGGATTATTTAAGCGAGGGTCGCAAAACTTCCCTAGGCTATCCACGTGTGCGACATCATCAAACCCTAAGTGCCAAGCTTCTAATTTCATTAGAGGCTTAGTTAACCACTGAATTTTTTGATGACTACCATTACACGATCTCAAAGTAACCTCTTCTGCTACGACGCCAGCTCTCGCTAGCATCAACGCAAATAAGGCTGCTTGAAGCCGTAAATGGTTTCGTACACGTATCTCTCGCGCGCGCCGCATACGCTTCCAGGCTACACCGCTAACCTGAGGTTCGCTACTTTTAACAGCGTCATAAACCACTGATAGAGGTGAGGCTGGGACTTCCAAGGGCACGAACTTTTGATTGCAACACGACATCGATACATTACGTATTGTCATCGCATCCACAATCAAATTCTTTACCCCTGCGTCTTCCAGCGTCACATATTCAGTGTATATCGCCATATACGTAGAACAGTGAGAATTATATTGCTTCCAAGCGTACTGGAAACAATGCGCCATACGCACTGAATCCTTATCTACTTGGATGCAACGTTTCACTGACACGGGGACGAAGCTCCTAGTCCCAAACACCCACTCGTCAGCTACTTCAGTTATTTTATACAACTCAAATCGCTGGGCGAGCAGTGATAAGTCGTTAAACACAACTTTCGTGCGAACCCTGTCCCAATCGGGATAGAACAATTTCTTGCTTGTTTTATCACCACAAGCAAATTCACATACCAACTGCCATAAGTCAGTTGGTAGGTCGGTGTGCAGTTCCTTACGCCCTGCTTCATTTTCACGTTTTGTTAGTGTGAGTGCCATCTCTGGTTATCAGTCACACTTTATCGCTTAGAAATAAGAGTACGGCGCTATATCGA